ATAGCCATGTGTACTTCCGCAAGAAGCCGCAAGACAAGGTGTTCAACCCGCAGCCTGTGTACACCGCACCACCAAAGAAACAATGGGTTGGGCTGACACTAAATGAAGCAGAAGATTTCTACGAAAAATACACTGACAGAGCGGAGCTTATAAACGCTATAGACAAGTTCCTTGAGGAAAAGAACACATGAGCAGAGAAGCTATGCAACTGGCGCTGGAGGCATTGGAGAGTGATCCAATAAGTCATGTTGGACTTGTTAGCAGAAAGCAAGCCATTACCGCCCTGCGCAAAGCACTGGAGACAGAGCAAGAGCCGGTGGCGTGGGCAAGTAGCCTAGATTTTGATGATGACGATCAAGAAATCATTCCGGCTAAAGACAAGGGCAAATTAGGCACTAGCAATTGCGACATACCGCTCTACGCCGCACCACCAAAGCAATGGGTTGGGCTGACGGATGAGGAACTCAAGCCGTTATGCGATGAAAACCACATTATGTTTGGCGCTTACACCGTTGACTTTATTCAAGCCATTGAAGCCAAGCTAAAGGAGAAAAATCATGGATAAAGAAGCTATTGAAGAAGCGATAGAGGTGCTGGAGGATGCAAGCGCAGAGATGTTGACGGAAACGGGCAATGAAAATTACTACGGTGAAGCCATCACCATCCTGCGCCAAGCGCTGGAGACAGAGCAAAAGACCGCAGTATCGCCCGGTAAAGGTACGGGTTTTAATTACGCCCGTACCCTAGGCATCACCGTACTGCGACAAGCGCAAGACTTAAAGGATAAAAACACATGAGCGATTCATACGATGATTACGAAACGAAAATTCAACTTGCAGAACACGCATGGGAAAAACGTGTCGTGAAAACTGAACACGACCGTGCCGTCGAGTTAGGGAAAGCGTATGAGCGTGGCTGGGATGCAGCATTAGCGCAGCAGGAGCCGGTGGCGTGGATCAGCGATAGCCCCACAAAAGGAAACGGAAAGCAATTACATTGGACTAAATCAGAGGCTTGGAGATGGTCAAGCAATATCACGCCCCTCTACACCGCACCACCAAAGAAAGAATGGGTTTGGCTGACGGATGAGCAGGTTGAGGATGAGTGGGAACGCATAACTGGGCACAGTATTTTTGGTGGTGATCGGTCAGAACAACGAGCTATGTATATCTCGCCGGATGAGGTGATTGAGTTTTCCCGAGCCATCGAAGCCAAGCTAAAGGAGCGCAATGGATGACGCCCTACGCTATCGCATGCTCAGGCAATTGGTTGACTACCCCGATCAAATGGACGCTGACCTAGATGAGCTTATACGAGAAGCAATTGAAAATTATCGAGCGACTACACAACCAGGCGCAAAACCAAATGAAGACAGATCCTGCCTTGGCCGATCAGTATTTGCACGATCTGGCCTGGAATGTTCTGGAATTAAGAAAGAGACTACACGATGCAATGCCCATACTGTCGAAACGAGTCAGGACGGTCTTACAAGACAACCGTCCTTGACACCCGGTCTTACTGGGAACCCAACAAGTTTAGATTTTATTTAGAACGAAGACGCGAATGCAAAAAGTGCCAAACCAGATTTCTAACGAGAGAGTTCTCACCATCGGTTCGACCACCCTCACTCTCCGCGAGTGGGCCAAGCGAGGAAAGCTGAGCTACTACACCTTGAAGTGGCGCGTAAATCAAGGGTGGCCACCAGAGCGTTTATTTGAGCGTAGGAACGCCGTAAAGGACGGCATGAAGGTTTGCTCCAAGTGCCAGGACACAAAGCCCGTAGAGGGCTTTTATGAGCGCTCCAGGGGTGGTTGGCTGGCAGAGTGCAAAGTCTGCTTTAAGGCTCGGTATAAGCGTTAAGGCAACGCCCCTTGATTTGGTGGGCCTGATAAAGACCCTCCAAACCCCGCAGCCCCACGAGATATAGCCGGTTGAATTGGCCCCATCATTTGCGGGCGCTTTGTTGCGATGTTTGTTAATAGCTTTTGTGCCAACGGGTTGTACATAAGTGCTGATGCTGCCAATGGAGCGCCAGTCGTTGCCACTTGAGCGCCAACATCAAGTCCTGCACCGAGCAAAGAACCTGTTTGAAGTCTTCCAGCCGTTCCACTATCTGGTGTTCTCGGTCCAATCACATTCAGAGCCGTCTGCGTTTCAGGCTGTAGCATGGCCTGCCCTGTTGCAAACGGTCTTTGACCGCCAACACTCTTAACCGCACTCATCATTTGGCTGGGAGAATACACGCCTTCTTCAGCGCCAACATAAGACGCTGCACGCTCAACGCGTAAGTAACGCTTAAAAGCTTCGTGCAAGTTTTTTAGCTCTTTACCCACGGCGGGATTTTGATTGATTAGCTCATTGCGTAGCGCATCTTGAATTTCGCGCAATGCAAACCCAACGCCTTGAGTCTCAGGCCGGGACATATAAGCTTTTGCTGTGCTGCCAAGTTCTTGCTCAATCGTGCGAAATTCCTGGCCATTGAGGCGATTTCGTAGCTTAAATCTGTCTAAAAACTTTTGCTGGAATTCGTTGAGGATTGTTTGCTGTTGATCAATTGGCTTACCAGAAGCAACTTGTATGGCCCTATCAAGCAAATGTTTTTCAGTGTCAATACCCGTACTTGGATCAATCACGTTCTTAAAATCAATCTTTGGCTTGATTTTTTCATAGCCACTTCCGATCGTGTCATCCAAGTATTCAACAAGCGAGCGTCCGGCAGGAACGTCAGCGCCAACCTTAATCTTAAGCGGCTCAAGCACTTTGTTGGCCATTGCCCGATTAAAATCTTCGTTCGTGGTTTGCAGACCTTTGCGGATCATGGCGCCTGTTAAAGGCATGCTAGTTGCGAAACTTTCAGTCTGCCTCAACATGCCGCCAAAATAGGGAATGTCTGATAACAACTGACCAGGCGTGAATCTATTCATGCCCATCTCTTGAAGCTTCTGAAGATCGGGCGAAACATTAGGTTTAAGTGCGGCTTGCGATACCTTGCCAAGTAACCCGCCTAAAGCGCCACCTTCAAGGCCTTGTCTGGCCTTGTTAAGCAACATGTCGGAATAAGATCCCAGTGATCCTTGATCCACATTGGGCTGTGCCATTCCCGTTGCTGCGCCTTGCCGTGCCATGGCCAATGGCCTTGTACCTGGAAATGCCATTTGTGGCGCAATTTCGCCAATGGTCTCTCCGACGGATGCAGCGTCGCCTGCAATCCCCTTTAGATATTGAGAGTTAGCCTCTGTGATTTCTGCGGGCTTGTTAATGCCAAGCATCTGCAAGGCACCAGCACCTAGCCTCGCAGGGGCTTGTAAACCAGCCAATACAGCGGCACCGGCTTTGGCTGTTGGTGTCACCTGCATGTAGGTTGGAGCTGGGCCAGGCTCAGGCCTGCGCGGCAACATAGCATTCTCAGCCTGGCGCTGCTCCTCAGCCACCATCCAATCTGGCTTGGCTGTTTGCATTTGCTCGGCAGCTTTAACCCAATCTGGCTTATCCATAGCGATCCTTAAAACTCTTCAGGGTATTTACCAAACTTATTCTTGAATGATTCGCGCAAGGCTGGCTTTTGTGATGGCCCAGCCTCCATATACCATTTCAAATCATTAGATGTTGGCCTTGGATAATTACTTGATTGACCCGTAGCCTTAGAGTCGCCTTCTAAAATTTTAGGATCATATTTTTTGTTTGCATCCCAATAAGCTTCAACTCGATTGGCGCGTTCTACACCTCGCTTGAAGCGCTCCTCTATCGTTGAAATTAAGTTTTTGCGTTGTTCATTAGTTAATGTAATGTCTTGTAATTCACCAATTGACTTTTCAAGGTTCTGCGCGTCAAGATTAGATGCTGCACCAGGAAGTCTTGGAATCAATGGAATCAATCCTTTGCTTAAAGCAGCAATAGATCTTAGCGCCTCATTTTCTTTGGTTCCAAATAATCTACCCACTGAAGATGCCGCCAAACCGCGCGGCAAGCCACTTGGCGCATCGTTTACAGCTTGTCTCAACTGTTTTAACTGCTCTAAAGCCATAGTTGCTTGCTGACCCTGTTGAACAATCGGGCCAACATAGGTTTTTAATGCGTACTTTTGCTCGTCTGTCAGCTTGCCTTCATTTTCCTTGCGCCGCTGATCTGCTCGATCTGCAGCCTGCTGTTGAGCAAGCGCAAGATTAGCACCAGCTAGTTGCAGATGCCCTTGCGAAATGGCCGTAGTTACTTGCCTCCAAGCATTTGCTTGCTCACGGCTTGCCTGCCGCTCAATAATGCTTGATCCACTTTGCAGCATTTGTTGTGCAAGCGAATTGGCTTTGTCTTCATCAATCATGCCACTTCGATACTGTTGTGCAAGGCGCTCTGCTTGATTTTTGAATGGCGTACTTTGATCGCCCAAAGATGATGACATCGTAATGATGGCGTCAAAAGGCGTTGATTCTGTATTGCGCCCACCCATCAAGCCTGCCTGCCTAACCTTCTTCATCATCTCAGAAAAATCTGATAATGCTTTGACAGGATCTTTTGAATTTTTGACAATTTCTACGGCAGCAGATGGGTTGAAACGCATTTCCTTAGTTTCAGGCGCTCCGTCTTTACCAGGAATGAGAACTTCTTCAAACATGCCTGCAGCGGTTTTCTTGCGCCGCTTTTCTTCTTGCCTGCCCATAGCAAGTTCTGCATATTTTGGATCGCCAGTAATTCGGAATAATTGCAACGCTTTCTCGGGATCAACGGCTATTTCTTCATCATCTCCCTGCTTGGCATATAGCTGACCCATCAAATTACGCTTATCTGCTTCAGTGCGTACACCAAGTTCTTGCGCTGCAAGCTCTGCCTTTATTTGCGCTAATTCACGCGCTTGTTTGTTTTGCTGCTCAACGACGGGCGTTACCTGTCCAATAACATTAGACAAACCTTCGCCGAAAGTACCCGATTTGGTTGGCGACAAAAATCCCTGTGCCATCGCTAACAGCACAGGATCAAAAAGTTGATTGCGATTCTCGTAGGTTTCTAAAAGCTTTTTTTGCGCATCAAGATATGATTGACGGGAAATAGCGGTCTGCTCTGACTCGCCCTCTTGAGGGCTTAGCAAGCCTAATACTGACTTAGATGTAGTCATTTATTCACCACCTCCATCCCCATAATCCCAAAATTGAGTCCAGTCCGTCCAACTTTGAAGTTCTGGCGGTGGCGTACTGTAGTCTGTCCATGGCGCATACCTTGGGTCTACGTCAGAACCTGTTGTGTTGTTTCCTCCAGAGCCAAACAGACGGTTAATAAGCTGCGTGCCAGCACCACCACCACCTGATGGGAACAGTGCGCCAACTAATGACCCAAGACCGGCAATTTGTTGGAACACTGAAGGTCCGTAAATAGATCCGGGTCCTTTGTAGTTTTCTGTCGTTGTTGTTGGGTAAGCATACCCGCGAAGCAACTGCGCAACATTTGCAGCGCGTGTTAATGGAGCGTCAATTTCTGCCTGGCTATAAGCCGTATCAAGCGCTCCCATATCAGCCAATTGCTTTAATGCCGACGTTGTTGCGGCAGACTCGGTGCCGCCGATATTGCCCAAGGCTCCTGCAACAGCAGCTTGATTTCCTTGCTGTTTTAATGCGGCATCAAGCGCTGTTTTGTAGCCAGCAGAACGAGCTGCAGTCTGTTGCGTTTGCAAGTTACTAGCAATGTCTGCAAGTGCCTGGCCACCAATATTGCCTATGCGACTGCCGCCAAACTGACCAGTAGCAGCGCCCAAGGCCTTCAAACCTGGCAGCACATTCCTTTGAACATTGATGTCTGACTGCTTTTGCATCTCATCAATGACATTTTGCTGATAAGGATCGTAGAAAGCTCTTAGGGTGTCACTAAAAATAGGTTTACCCTGAGCGTCATAAGACACCCCTATGGGCTTGGAAGCTTGCTGGCCTACACGCAACGCTTCATCAAGCGCTGTCTCATAACGCGACAGGTTGCTAAGATTTGGCAATTCCGCTTGATTGACGCCCGTACCTTTTACTAAATTGCTAAAGTAGTCAGGACGGTCTGCAATAAGTTCTGCGCCTGTCTTTGCAGAAAAGCTTCCAGGTGTTATGACATTACCTTGAGCATCCTTGACTGCTGGGGTTGCCGTTCCTAACTGGCTCGTTCCAACTTGAGCAAGGTTGGTAAGGTAATCGGTTAGATATTGAGGCGCCTCCGCTTTAGTTGTCGTTGTACGCGTAATATCTGGTGGCGCTACGCCTTCAAATAGTCCGGCCATATCACTTACCTTTCTTCAAATAATCAAGTGGCGACTTATGCGCTGGAGGAGGCAAATCTTTGTGCTTTGTTGATCGAGCACGTTTTCTAATGTTGTGCATCATTTCGTAAAGTTTATCTGTTCCCGCCTTGGTTGAGCCATTACCAAGGGCTGAAACCACATCGGCAGGAAATACAAACTCACCATCAGCAAGCCATGCCGGGATGTCATCGGATTGACCATCTCCTTCGCCAGCTACGTGCTTGCCACCCTTAAAGTCTTCACGCCCACCGGGCAATGCGCCCAGCATACGGTTTGGTATTGCATTCAATGCGCCACCCTGATTTAGGGGCGATACCCTCAAAGGCTCGACGTAACCCCCACTTTTGAATTCTCCAGGGAGGCCTTCACGCAAACTCAAAATATCCTCTATAGAAGGCCCTTCTTTCTGCCTTACAGGAACATCCTGAGGAATACTTAGACGACGGCTAATCACCTCTGCAAGCCTTGGATCTATAGCACTAGCCTCTTTGGCGCGGCTTAAAAATGCTTCAAGCGGATTTTGCTGCCTCTCTTGACCCATTTTTGCTTCAAGAATTTGCGCTAATAAACGGCTTGGCTCTGGACCTGTCCAAGCCTCAGGAATGTATGGCGCAATGCTTCGTGCAATTGTTGGCCAGTCAATCTTTGGAACGTTAACACCAGGACCGCTTCCTGTTCCAGTTCCGGTACCCGTACCAGTTCCAGTGCCAGTGCCTGTACCAGTTCCGGTACCCGTGCCAGTGCCCGTACCAGTGCCCGTACCAGTTCCAGTGCCTGTGCCAGTTCCGGTACCAGTTCCAGTGCCTGTGCCAGTTCCAGTACCTGTGCCAGTACCTTCCTCTGTACCAGTTCCAGTACCAGTTCCAGTACCTTCCTCTGTACCAGTTCCAGTACCAGTTCCAGTACCTTCCTCTGTACCAGTGCCTGTTCCGGTTCCGGTTCCAGTTCCAGTTCCAGTTCCAGTTCCAGTCCCAGTTCCAGTACCTGTGCCAGTACCTTCCTCTGTACCGGTTCCGGTTCCAGTTCCAGTACCCGTACCCGTACCAGTTCCAGTTCCAGTTCCAGTACCTGTTCCAGTTCCAGTTCCAGTTCCGGTACCTGTTCCAGTACCCTTTTCAGTGCCTGTCCCTGTGCCCTTTTCAGCACCTGTTCCTGTACCAGTACCAGTCCCCTTTTCAGCACCTGTTTCCGTACCTGTCCCTGTCCCTGTCCCTGTCCCTGTACCCGTTCCAGTACCCGTACCCGTACCCGTACCCGTACCAGTGCCAGTGCCAGTGCCCGTACCCGTACCCGTACCCGTACCAGTGCCAGTGCCAGTGCCCGTACCCGTACCCGTACCCGTACCAGTGCCAGTGCCAGGGCCTGTACCAGTTCCGGTACCCGTACCAGTTCCAGTGCCAGTGCCCGTACCAGTTCCAGTGCCCGTACCAGTACCTGTTCCAGTTCCAGTTCCAGTTCCAGTTCCAGTTCCAGTGCCAGTACCTGTTCCAGTTCCGGTACCAGTTCCAGTACCAGTCCCAGTACCAGTCCCTGTACCCGTACCAGTACCTGTACCAGTTCCAGTTCCAGTTCCAGTTCCAGTTCCAGTTCCTGGAGTTCCGCTGCCTTTAGTATCAGTTCCCGACCCAGTACCTTGTGTTATTTCTTGAAAAATACCGTCATCAGCTTTTGTTCCGGTTCCAGTTACAACGGGGATATTGACATTAGTGTTTTGACCACCACCGCCAGTAGTTCCTCCACCACCGGGAGTACCTCCACCGCCAGGCGTAAGCGATATATCTACCGAAGCACCACCGGGTGTTGTATCGGCTCCTCCACCACCGGTAGTTCCTCCGCCACCGGTAGTTCCTCCACCGCCAGTAGTACCTCCACCTCCTGCAGCATTAGCCGCATAAATGGCGGCTTGTAATGCCGCATCTTCTGACATGCCACTGTTTTTAGCGTCTTGATACGCTGCCGCTGCTGCTGCCGATGCAGCATTAAAATTTGATGTCCCACCTATAGCGTTGTAAATCGCTTCAGCAGCAGTCCTTGCATCACCATCAGATCCACCAGCACGCTTTGTATCTGAAAAAACTTTTTCGGCAATGTTGAATTTAGTTTCTATTGTCAGGTCTCGTGGCTGTACAAGCTCCTTAAACGGGAAATTAAGACCTGTAAAAACCTCTCCTAGTTCAGTTTGTTTTTGTGCGTCTTTAGTATCAGTTTGGGTTAGTTTGTCTTTTTGCAGGCTTATATCGGCACGAACTTTTTTTGCATCTTCGGGCCTAATTATCTCAACCTGGAAAGGATTTTCATCATCTTGAACTACCATTGATCCATCAGCAAGGTTGATCAAGGAGTACCGATTGCCATTCGCATCTTGGCCAGTTGTGATACCTCCTTCACCACCCGTCTGGCTAATAAATGTGAATCCAGGCAAGCCAAGCGTATTGAATACATCAATCACACCGCCAGAGGGCTTGACGCCAAGCTGTCCTCCGCCGGTTTCTGTGCCGCCAATAACCGCTGTTGTAGTACCTGGGCCACCAACTTGAGACGGCTCGCCTCGTAGAATATTAAGGAACGTAGCGCCACCAGGCTGATTGGCTAAAATGTCCTTGATGCGTGTGTCAAAGTCTGTAGCATAAGAAGAAGAATCTCTTTCAGTTCCTACATAAAGACCTTTACGGGCGTCTGTTACCTCCCCTGTCGATGAAATCGTGTATTGGTTATATCGATCTCCGCCCATCGGAACTTGAAGCTCATAGCTTCCATCGTCATTCAGAGTCACTAGGTCAGGCCGAAACTTAGCAAAGTCTGCCAGCTCACTGACAGGGAATTTGTTTTGACTGCCTGTCCCTGTCTTTATGAACCCTGAATCTAACGTGTCACCGCCGGTAACAGAATCTTGGCCAAGAACTATGTCTGATGCGCTGCCGCCAGGTACGGTACTAACACCGCTGACATCAGCAACGGCAGTGGCAGGCTTATCAATAGCCTTTTGCGATGTTGAAGTTAAAGAATTGGTGAGGTTAGCCGCTGCATCGGCGACATCTAATGGATTTGCGTTGCTTGAACTAAGAACATTAAATAGCCTTGTGGCATTTGCAGCCGTCTGTAAGTCTTGGCTTTTTGTGAGTTCCGCAGCAGCGGAAAGTATTTGCCCTACGTCGCCAGACTGTATGGCCTTTGCAAAGCTGTATCCATTAAGGGCGTCTTTGAAAGTAAAGTTACCAAACAATTTGGTATCACCCAGATTGGATGGCAGAGCATTTTCCGCAAGCATCGTCAGAGCTGGTATGTAATTCCCGGACTTGGCAGCTAAGGCCGCACTTCCAAGCTGCGAGGCTTTTGATGCCCAAGCCGCATCAGCGCCGCCTAATCCGCCATAAGCTCCTAATCCGCTAACAATCGCCCCTGCAATATTGCCTTGAGATGCTTGATAAAGCGCATTAGCGCCTTGCAAATAAGGACGTATTTGATTAAACGTCGTTACAAAATTCTTTCCTGCCGTCACCAGATCGGGCGGTAAATAGCTTGCTAGTTGCTGCGTAATAGATGTTCCGGCCACATCACTTCCAGCAGCCCCCATCAACGTATCAAGCCCTAAGAACCCGCCGCCAGCAGTCGCCCCTGCAAACCCAGCACCAGGAGCCATTGCCCCTAAATTTGCTTCTAAGAAAGCAAGATCAGCTGCTGTCATGCCTGCTGTTGAACCAGCAGCCGCACCAGCACCGCCAAAGAATGGAAGGTTTGATAACCCATAAGCAGCCAATGCCATGGCAGCGGCTTGCTTCAGTCCCTCCATCCAAAAATTGCCCTCTTTAGGGGCTTGATATGATTGTTTTTCGCCGACTGGTACTAACTTGCCGTTTTGTACTACGTAAGCCTGGGCGACTCGATTCTGACCCGCATAATCGCCGCCCGGTGCGCCGCCGACGTAATAAATTACATCGCCCTTTGCAATGTCTTCTGGAGTTGGTTGAATGGAATTGAGTTTTCCATCAGGGCCAATGCGATACGCTTGTAGGAAAGTTCCTGTATATCTATCCGAGGAGCCTGGCTTGAAGAAGGCTTGTTGAATCGTTGGACTCAACGACATCAAGTAACCCTCAAGAAAATCCCTGTCCTCTCTTAAATTTACACCCGGCTTTACGCCAGTAACTGCCTCAGTTTCAACAGGAAGATTTGCATTGGCTATAGCAAGCGATGGGCCAAGAGCTGATGAAGTTGCATACCCCGAAGGTGCAATACGATCTTCAGATTCTTTTGAGCCATGTAATAAATAGTGCAGATTAGCAAACTGGTCAGGCGTCAAGGATTTGTCTGAAGCTTCGTACGCAGCAGCAACGTCTGGGTATCTGTTTAAGTAATCATTGGCATAAGTCGCAGAAGTTTTGGTCGCAGTCAATGGTGACGTGAAGGTCGAATCTGCCGATGCTAAACTGGCTAATTGATTAGCTCCAGAGACACTAACTGTATCTAAAGGGCTTCCTACTATATTTTTAGTCGCCGACATGTCATTAACAACAGGCGAATCAGCTAAAGCGGTTGCTCCTGCTTTAGTTAAATCTATAGTGCTTGCATTTATCGCCGTGTCCGTTAAACCTGTCGGCGTTCCTGTTGAAGTAACTGCTGTTGCGCCTGTTGGCGTTCCTGCCGGTGTTCCTGTTGGTATTCCTGTTGGGGCACCTGGCGTTTTTTGACCAATTTGCAAAAAACTATTAATGTCGCCTACTGAATAACCTGTTGCATTGGCAAAGTCCAACGGTGACAGACTATTGTTTTGCATGTAAGCATTAAGTTTTTGAACCCTTTCATCAAGTCCGTTATTGTTAATAATCCCTTGAAATACTGCGTTAACCTCGTAAAGACTTGGTTTGTTTGTTACGTTTGTAGCGTTAACTACATTACTGGTAATGCCTGTTGTGGTTGAATCAATATCGCTTGTAGCAGGTGTTGATGAAATAAGTGTATTGAGTGGACTTGTTCCTTTGTCTAAAGTAGCCTTCCAATCGGTCAATTGATCTGCTTGGCTCTTAGTTGTGTAAACATCTCCTAAAGCATTAAACGATCCAGTTGTCTTAAACGTGGGTATTGATTGACCCTTATATGTAGATCCAGGATCAGTAAAAAGATCGCTGTATGTTAGTCCACTTTTGTCTGCAAAGTTGAATGTTGATTTTTTGAAAACGTCAGGATTCCCGTAGTACACATTGCCGTATGCGTCCTGTAGGTAAGCAGTATTTGCTTTGTTGTCGTAACCAAATCCTGTCTGAACAGCACCCCTTCCTAAGTTGCCAAACTTAAATGTCGTATCTGGGGCGAGGCCACTAAGGTTGTAGACTTGGTCGTACTTATTTTCAGGCGTAACAAAATTTGCGTTGGGGTCGCCGTATATTAAATATTCATTTGTTTCAGGGCTACGTACAGCACTTATACCTGATGAATATCCTGTTATGGTTGCTGGATTTATTCCTCGCTGGATGTAATTTCGCAGCCATTCATCTGCCGTAAGCCTTGGAGTCCCGCCGTCTGACATACGAACTCCAGACAAGGGAGACATGCCATCGTTATCTGGCACGTTGGCATTCATATATTTTTCAAGTGCCATTTATGACCTCGAATTCACTGCGCCAACGACTGCCGAGGCCCAGTCATTCCAATCATCAAAAGAATAAGGCTCTGGTATAGCTTCATTGGCAAAAATGTCAATTGCTTTCAACCCAGCGGCCCAAGATTTCCATTCAACATCGGGGCCAGGAATTTGCAGCTGCTGCCCAGAATAAGCCTCGCACATAAGCGCCGCCCAAGAGTCAAAGGTGTGATAACGAGGATCATAAACAAGTGCAATTGTCATGCTGTATAGCCTCTTACATCACCAACGTCGGCATCAACAATGATTTTACCTGCCTGGTAGTCGCCGTCCACCTGGTTGGATACAAATTTCAATCGCAACAGTCGCCGTTGCTCTTTCATGTCAACTTTGCCTGTTGTTGCATCAAACGTATAAGGTCCAGTGATTTGATCGGGCTGATCTGGATAAGGTCTTCCAACGATATAAAGGTCAAGCTCGCCCTCTAAAATAAAGTCCGGCTCTACACGCTCCAATCGCGTCCAGCGGTTTTCGCCAACAGGGCTTGGTTGTGACGGGCCTCCCGCAATCAGGCCCAGGTCCGAGGTTGTAAATGAACTTTCAATGGCTAATACGTTTGTGCCTTGCACAAGGTTTTTGCCAACTTCATGCTGCCATAACGAGACCATTTGCATGAGCGAGTCAATCGTAATCTCAAAGTCAATCCCAACACCATCAAGCGTTGCTGTAAGCGTATCGCTTACCGTGTAACCTGACCCGCGATTATTGATGACAACTGAAATGACTTTTCCGCCTAGCACCACCATAGTAGCCGTGGCACCTGTACCTGACCCTCCTGTAAGATCTTGGTAAGCATAAGTGCCATCTGCATATCCCGACCCAGGATCTGTAATGCTTACTTGATTAATTGCGTTTACCGTATTGACCTCGTAGCCCGCCTCCACTGGGAATCGGAATACCTGCGAAAAATAACCTGCAGAACGCTGTACGCCATAAGCCTCGCCCGAGTCATACCAAACATTTTCACGGATGTTATAAATTATGCAGTCCGTACACTCGGTGGCACTACCCCTTGGATAGAACCACCATACTTCACCGAATCTTGGAACTTTACATGCCCACACCTTCTGGCGCTGGGTGTAGTTCAAATTGTCAAAGAAATAGTTTTGATTGAATGGATTGGGAATTTCTTTAACTACGCCGTTGTAAAGCAAAAATCGATCAACGCCCACCCAAAAGTAAATGCCATCGTACTCAATGACGCCAGATGATGACAGGAATGATGATTGACTTGTAATGATGTCATACCGCCAATAAGTGGCCGCAGCAAAATTTCCCGTGCCTGGAACTCCAAGGGTTTGAGGCGCATAAGACACTCGAACTAGGCTATCTAAAGACCAAAATAAGCCACTTGGCGCATTTGATCCGCCTCGAACGGGCAAGCCTTGCAAGATCTTTCCTGTCGCTGCATTGACCCGATTGGCGTCTGCTGATACCCAGTCATCAATGTCGCCTGCTGAACAATTCCAAATTAACCCATCATTGCCATAAACAAATACATAAGGATGCAGCGAGACAACGCCGCCAGAGATAGAAACTTCATTGTCAAAAGTCAATGTTGTTGTGCTTGATGCCGTAGCATTAGCGCTGAGCGTTATAGTCGTGCCAACAATTGCAACTACTGTTGTGGCAGCAGGAATGCCATAACCCTTGACAACCTGACCTGCCGCAATCTTTGGATTGATTGCTGACAATGTCACAGTAGCAGATGCGTTGGTTACAACACAATCTGCAACAGCAAATAATCCGGCGGCCCAAAGTACATTGCCCGTTAGAGGACCACAGAGAAGTCTCGTATTGGTTTCTGCGTCAATGTTGTCAAGATCTTGAGATGGATGTGCAAGCAATAAGTTGGTTTGATAATCAACCGTATCGGTAAACGTATCAAACTGCCACGAATTGTTATCAGACGCTACAAACGGCGAATCTATTGTCGCTACTTGCAAAACAAGGCCAGAACCAGTGCCGCCAATGTTTGTATTAGCTGTCGTTAACAACTCTCCCTTTACATAATGAACCCCAAACCCCGTGATTGTCGCTGCGGTGATAACACCTCCTGCCACAGTAATTGTGGCCACAGCACCGATGCCCGTGCCTGAGGTGGTATATGACAGCGGTACGTTGGTGTACGTTGCATTGGTATAACCAGAGCCAGGATTGGCAATTGTCAGCGCCGTAATAGGTCCAGCAAAGCTGTAATCTTGAAGACCTGCTCCCACGCCATTGTTATTGACTGGAACAACTTGCAGCCCATCGCTGTACCCACTGTAAACATTGTTGAAAAGGTTGCGCACAACAACAAAAATTCCTCGGGATGGACCGGCAAGACTGTTGACAATCTCTCTATACCCACCCACTTTTCTTGGTCTGCTTCGTTGAAAGCGCACCCATTTGCCATCGGTATAGAACTCTTTGTCAAAAAGAGTCCCGTCCCGCTGTATTCCTGGTTGAGTATCAAGGGCAAAGACCTTTTTGGTCATCAGAAGGTGCCCCCGCTAATGCCTCCGGTAAAGTTACCAGTGCCAGTCACGTTAATACCTGATGCGGTGACATCTAAAACTAAATTACTCAATATAGACACGCCAAAGCGTCCAGCGCCAGGCCTGTAAATGCCTGTGTTGGTCTCAGAGCCAAAGTTCAATGATGGACTGCCAGCAGAACCATTAACCAGGCTAAAGGACGTACCGCCAGCCTGTGTGGTGTTGGCATTCAGAATATTTGTGCCATCACAAAATACCGTGGCTTGGCCTGCTGCAGGCACAGTGGCCGTATTAGCTCCGACGGCACCCGTTGATATGGTCAGCGTAAAGCCACCTGCCGTGGTTTGATTGCTGATTACATAAAAGTTAACGACAGGTGGAACAATAATGGTGACATTGTTGCTTAGCACACCATTAAAAATCATGATCGTGTTAGCAGCTTCGTTGGCAGTTAGCGTGTAAGTGCCATTAGTTACTGTTTTGGTCAGAATGCCAAACTCAAACTGCGTGCTGACACCATAACCGATCGTGACAAATTCAGTGCCCGTGGAAACAATGAAAGCTGACTCATTAGGAGCAAATGCTTTGGTCAAGCCGCCGTCAATGGTTTGAGAGCCTGGCGCATCAAGCGTTAAGGTTCCCGTGCCATTGTTCTTCAACAGCATGAACCAGTTATTGCCTACAGTAACGGCAGAAGGCAGTGTGACCGTGGTAACGCCACCAGACCATACATAAGTCTTAGCGCGATCGCCATCCACAAAGGACTGGCTTGCAACGACTGATTCGACTGGATGGCTTTGATTGAGCGTTAATCCCGAGGCCAGAAGGCCTGAGCCAGCAAGGGTGGCGGCATCTGCACTCGAAGTACCAGCGCCAAACTCGAAGTTGGCCCAAGTGCCTTCTTCATCACCATTATCAGTCAGGTAGATGTAACGCGCAGTTCCCGACGTTATTGTGACAATGGTTGAGGCACCGTCATAAGTCGTAACTGTAAAGTCTTCAGCGCCTACGTTCCTAATCAATGCGTCTTGACCCACTGAGACTTGATTAGCCTGAGGCATTCTCAACTCAAGGCTTGCAACCGTTGCATCAACGTCCATGATGCGTGCTGCTGGCGTATCCGTGGTCAGATTGCCATTGATGGGCCATACCAACTGCAAGTTGGCAGTCAGTGTGATGGACTCATACGAAACGTCAGTAGGCTGTACAACGTCGCCTGTAAACGGACTGGTATAGCTCATGATTAACTATCCGCGGCAATGGCCTGTCGATCAGCAATACGCAGCTTATCTTCAGCCATAAGGGTTTGTATGATGGCGTCATACTGCGCCTGCCATATGGGTGTGCGCTCATCGTTTTTGAGGAATGGCATCGCTTGCAGTAGTGATCCATAGAGCAATGCTTGAGGTGCGTACACCGTGAACCAGTTGGTTTGATTGGTCGAGTCTAGCGGCTGCACCCTCTCGTAGTAAAGCACCTCAAAGCTATACGCAAGAGTCGGCGTTGGAGCCACAAACCAGTGCGTGTAATCGTAATCACAATAAAACTTAGGAATGTCAGTCTGTGTTGGGTCTGGCCAGTATTCACGCAGGTACTCATACTTTCGTAGCAGAAC